TTTCTGATGTCGCTGCATTAGTTTCTGATGTCGCTGCATTAGTTTCTGATGTAGCAGCGTTTGTTTCAGCAGTTTCAGCATTAGTTTCTGCTGTCTCTGCTGCGGTCTGTGCTGTCTCTGCATTTGTTTCTGCTGTTTCTGCATTTGTTTCACTCGTAGAAGCATTACTTGCCGATGTACTTGCTTCACCTGCTTTAGTTGTAGCTATTCCTGCTTGAGTAGTTGATGTACTAGCATCCGCATTAGTGGACACAACGTCAGCATTAGTCAGGACAACATCTGCATTGGTTAGAACTAGGTCTGCAGCCGCATCACTAGCACTACTAGCCGAATTGGTCTCACTAATAGCAGCCGCATCTGCACTAGCGGCAGCATCAGCTACTCCAGCAGTAACAGATGCAAGACTAGCAGCAGCCGCAGCAGCAGCCACTATAGCTAAAGATGCTTCATTAGTTGCAACAGCATCTCCAGAGCCGCCTGCTCCTCTATCAATTCCCATTACTATTCCTTCTCTTTAAAGTATGCTTTCTTAACAGGCTTAGCTTCTACCACAACTTCTTCAACCCATTCAACATAAGCAGGGTTTTGTTGAGTTGTTTTAATATCCTGCTCTTGTACAAATTCAATAACTACGCCTGATTGTTTACATTTAAACTTCATTATGGTCTCCTTGATATGCAGAAACCACCTCCGAAGAAGTGGCTTCAACCTACCCTAGTTTAGCTAGGCACTGCAATAGCAAAGCAAGTACCATCACGCAACTCTTTAACACCGTAGAGAGTATCCGCAGTGTATAGAGTACCTAAATACTCTTGTTTGTATTGAGTTTGTGAACGAACACCTTGCTGTTCAGCAAACACCGCAGAATCTTTGTGACCAATTAACACAGCACGACCGATGTTAGCACCAGAGCCATCAGCAGCAGCATTTAGATAATCTGTGTTAGATGATACATACACAGGGATACCATAGACATTACCGATTTGACCATTGCGGATAGTGTTACCACCACCAACTTCACCTACAAATGCTTGTTCAGTATAACGAGCAATGCCCATCATAGTGTTACGAGCAGAAGGAGGAACAATGATAAAGCGACCTTCTTCAGGAGCATCAACATCATCAAGGCGTTGGATTGTACGACGAATAGCTGCATCAGTTAGAGCAGAAGCATTACCTGCACCTTCAGAAGCTGAGTAGTCAAACGCTGTAGTACCATCACCACCAATAAAAGCAGCATTATAACGTGCGCCAGCAGAACCACCATTAAATGTACGACCAAGTTGGATTAAAGAAGTGTCTACACGTTTAGCAAGAGCATAACCAGCATCTTCTGTGTAGAATTTACGCATAGAGGACAGAGCTTGTGTTTCAACAATATCTTCAATTACACGAGAATACTCATAATGCTGGTTAACAGTAACGATTACTTCTGATTCTGTTGCAGCTTGTAGAGTAACTTGTGTGTTTGCAGCCTTAATGGTAGCTGCCCCTCGTGTAGGAGCAGGGATGTGAATTGTATCACCCTTTTTACCAACGAAACTCATTTTACTGAATAAGTTAGCAGCTACTAATTTGTTTTTATAAGCCGCAATAATCTCATCACTCCAAATTTCGGGGATGAACTTATCTGCGGTTGTTGTGGTTACGTGATTTGAGCCTAAAGCCATTTTGTAATTCCTTTTCTAAAAATTAAAATTGTTAATATACTCGCCCATCTGCATACGCTTGTAGAATTTCATCTGACTGCGCACTGTAACGTTCAGGGTCTGTTTGCATAAGTTTAATAATATCGCTTCTCCGATACTTCTTTTTTGAAACTTGTCCAGAAGAGCCTGAAGAACCTAAGTCGGCAGCTTTTAGTTGTTGCTGTCTATCCACCTTAGATGTCTCTGTAGCTGTTTTAGTAATGTTTTGACGTTCGTTCCAATTACCTAGTAGTTCATTAGCTGAATCATAGTCAAACTGCGACTCTGCTCTAGCAAACAACTCCGTACGTACTTTAGAACTTTTAATCCACTCTGCAAAAGAATCTGATTGAACTGTATCCATATAGTCAGGGTACTCTACTGCTAGTCTACTCAAAACTTCTTGTCGTTTCATTTGTGTAGATGCAGTTTTTGCTTCCCGAATAGCTGGATGATTGTCAATCGCTTTTCTAACAGAACTTTTAGGATCAATATACCAATCCTCGTCATCACTTTCTGTTTCTGTTTCTTGAGTTTTTAAGTCTTTTGATGTTTGTGTTTTAATAAAATCATCAACTACTCTCCGCAAATCGCCAACTTCACCACCTTGTTTTCCAATTAACTTCTCAGCCTCTTGGTGCATTGCAATGATTTCTTTAGCAGTCTTACCACGGTATTTCTCAGGGACATCTTCTTCTACTTCTTCTACGGGTTCTTCAAATAGTTCGTCCAATGAGTTTGTAACTGAGTCTTCTAAAACTTCATCAATAACTTTTGCCATATTAATTGCTCCTGTGCTTTTCGCATTTTAGGAAAGGGACTATCTTTGGCAAGCTAATCACCTTTGTTTGCACTATTATGCCTTTTAGCCCAAGCGAGTGCAGCACCTGGGAAGCTACCTGTAATACCCTCTAAGTAGAAATGGGGTGCGCTAATAAGTTTATCAGCATCCTTTCCACACTCAGGGCATATCGAGAGTTTTTTATACTCTGTCAATTCTTCAAATACATGTTTACATTCTTGACATTGGAAATCAAACAGCTTCTTCAAGTTCCAACTCCTCAAACGCATTTTCAGATACTGCTTTAATAGTTAAAATCCATGACAGGATATCTAATTGTCCTTTGCGCTTTAATAGCGTTTCATGTGTATCAACTGAAGTAACTTTATTACATGTGTCATACATTTGTTGAGCATCCTCTACAAAATCATCCCACCCTTTGGTGGACATAGTAGAGAACCTTTCTTCATAATATTTCTTTAATTCTTTATCCAAGCTATTGCACTCCTCTTAAAGATGTGTTATAATGAGCTGTTTATAATAAGTAGTATATCATAGTTATGTAAATTTGTCAAGGGTTAATTGCATCTATACTAGGTAAAAATTGATGTAAGACTAGCATCTTTAACTACTTTTTCAAGTATATTACTCATCAGATAAGGTAACTGCCGTGTTGGTTACTGATTCATCAATGTTTTTACCTGTTTGAGCCTCTACTATTTTAGTGTTGTTGTCTAAGTCTGCTTCCTTAAGCATAAGTTCTGCCACTTTAATACGTCTGTCAAACTCAGCAGCTATCATATCGTCTTGACTAGGAAGATTGGTTGAGGCAGCAGCAAGCATTTTAGCTCTAATCTCTTCTGGTTTAGCTTGTGCTTCTGCCATGTTACGAACGGCTTGTGATTTATTAACTTCCACTTCAGATGCAGTTTTTCTAATAGATGCTTCGGCAGCTGCCATCTCCATTTGCATGTGCAAGTCTTCCATTTGTTTTGCTTCTGGATTGGGTTTTTGTGACTCAGCTAGTTTCTGTAATAGTACAGCACGATTTGGTATAGAGCTATTCTCGATGACACCTTCCATTAAGATTGCAGTCATAGGACTGTTAGGACCAAGTGTTTTCATTAGATTAATCATTTGCAACTGTTCAACTTCTCTAGCTAACATACCTAATGAGCTATTGACAACAAATTTATAATCTTTAGTTGGGAAACTTTCTGGGTCAAACTGCATATAACGATAGGCAATTTTCTCAATGAGTGGGATAAGGAAATTATCTTGGAAGTTTACTAATGTACGCTTGTTCTTTTTAATGATGCTAGACAACACAATAGACATTTCACCAGCACCAGCAGCTTGTGTCTGCATACCAGCACTATCAATCGTACCTGTAGCTTGTAACAACATAACCTCAAGTTTACCAGCACTCTCTAAATTAGAAGCGTCAGTATTACCAAACTTAAATGGCATTAAGATTTCAGCAGGGTTACCGTTGGTTAGGATGGACTTACCAGGACGTACTTCAAATTTACTACCACGAGGTAGTCGAGTAGCATCCATAGCTACCATAGGGACTGAAGTTAGTGCAAGGCTGTCAAAGTGACTACGAAGTTGTGCATCAATAGCTTTCTGCATGTTGTAGCCCTTTTCAGCTACACCACGACCCCAAAACCTACCAGGAACAGTATCATCTTGGTAAGCCACAATAGGGCGGTCTTGCATCATGAAAGGGTTACGTTCTGCTTTTAATAGTTTACCATTCCCTATAACAACAATAGCCTCTACTAAATTACCATACTCTTGTAAAAGTTCTGAAGTGTCTTCCTCATCAAACAATTCTACAAACTCAGCTTCTTCAGTTTGGTCTAATAACTTTTCAGGGACTAAACCATAGTAGCGAATAACATGTACTTTATTCTTGTCAAACTCTTCATCAATCCATGAGGCTTCTAAATCTGAGTCTGGTGTAGGTGTGCTAGAAATGTCAGCATCTAAGTAAGTGCCATCTTTAATCTTCTGAGCAATTTCGTAAGCAGGAACAAACTTCTCAACGGCACAGCCCATACCTTCATCTATGCTTGTAGCCGCAGGGTCAATTAAAAAGTTCTGTGGATTAATTGGCTCTGGATAGACACACACCCTCATCTCTTCTTGAACTCCAACAGCAACCGCATCTATCCCATCCATAGGTTGCGTAGCTGGCGTGTACTCTTTCTTAGTTGTTGTAATAATCTCAGCAATGCCTTGACCATAGATAGCCGCTAGGAGAATTGTATCTCCAATACGTTTACGTGCTTTGTTTTTCTTAAAGGATTCTTTTAAGTAATTTTGTATATACTCAACATCAGTTGGGTCTTCATCCCCCTCATTATCCTCAATGTCAAATAGATGGTTGCCCTGTCCAAATACAGCCTCTTCAATTTCAGCCGTGTGGTTCTCAATGGCTTGTTGTAGTGCTGGCGATGTAATACGACTACGCTCCGATTTACGTGTAGTGTCTTCAGCAGCCCACTCACCACGCCATAGACGTTCAAACTCCTTCCAGTCGGTTAGGTAGTTATCATCACGATGGTCGCGCCACTCGTCTAAGTATTCGGTTAGCCAAGTAACTAAAGGGTTATTCATACTAATATCCTATCATAGCATCTAAAGGTTCGTATTCATCTTCTTCATAGTCTTGTAAATACTCAACCACTTGTATTTGGTCAATGTATGCAAGAGCATCAATAAGGTCATCGTGTAACAGTCGGTTAGGGAAGTTGACAAGTTGGTCTATAAACTCGTTGTTCCAGTCCCCTTGATTCAGAGTTACTTTTCCGTGTTCAAATCTACCTTGCAAAGCCCAGACAATTCTGTCTGTTTTCTTTTGGTTACCATGAGTAACATCGTCAATACGGAAGAAGTGGTTATGACTTCGCATAAGATCTGTAAGGTAAGGAAGAGCTGCATTTTTTAAACTTCCTTTCTCAATTCCTACCGCAGTAGGTTGGTACTGAACAACAGCTTTCATAATCTGAGAGCAGGTTTCTTTAATGTCCCAACGACCGTGGAGTATGTTAGCAATCCACCATCCCCCTTCGTGTACTTTACAAACCGCAATGGCAGTTTCATCTAACTTAGAATTCTTATTACCAGACTCTCTGTCTACATTAATAAAGCCAGCCAAATCGACAGCGATAAAATATCTCCCATCGTCTGGCTCTTCGTCGTCAATTTTAATCCAAGTTTCTTTGAACAAGTCTCTACTAGCTGCTTCAAAGGAAGCCTCAAACTCTTGTCTAAATGCAAAACTAGACATAGATGTTTTAGCTGCTTCAATTTCTTTTGCAGGAAGAAGCGGGTTGTCAAATGAAGTAAAGTGAAAACTCTCCCAATCCTCATCCTTACTAGTTTCAGCATATTTAAACATCTCATAGAAATGGTTACGACCTTTAGGAGTACCAATAAATACAGCACCACCTTGCACATCTGCTAATGCAGGTCTTAAAATTTGTTCCCACACATTGGGTTTAATATCGGCATACTCATCAACTACGAGAAAAGCTAAACCAACCCCACGTAATGTATCAGGGCGATCAGCCCCTTTTAAATAAATCTTTCTACCATTAACCAAAGTTAACACTGAAGTGTTCTCATGAGCAGAAGAAATAACTTCATGCCCTAGCTCTTTTAACACTCCCCACATAATATCTTTAGCTTGTTGATAGGTAGGTGCAACATAGAATACATCCTTAGAGGTACTCTTTAATGCTTCAATTAACAACAGCCATGCCGCAAGTCTACTCTTACCAAACCTACGTCCAGCCGCAATAACCTTAAATCGCTTTTTGCTGTTAAAAATCTCTAGTTGTTTGTCGTGTAATTTTACCGCTAAATTTGTCATTAAAAGTTGTGTATATATTCGAGGTAAATTGCTTTATCTTCTGGAGAGAGTTGAGTAAACTTTGCTTTAAATTCATCTAGGTTATTTTTATAAGACAAGTCTACTGAGTTAAGTGAAGCATCTTTATAGTCACCATATTTATACCCATGACCACTGACACCAATACCAATGTCAGCACCATTATTTAACGGCATGTGTGTTCCCATTCTACCATTATAATTATAGCCATAGGCATCTTTAGAAGCTCCACCCCTCAGCTCTAAATTATCCACTAATTCTTTGGCAAGGGGTTTATTTGGAACAACACTAAAAGGGATAAACTCACTCATCTATTTCAACCTCATTCTCAATTGTTTCACCACTAATTGTAGCATCAACTCCCATAATTTGTATGGAAATTTTATTGCCACTACCTTTACTTTTTGTCAAGTAGTCCGCAGGAAGTATTCTATCCATAACTATTCTAAGACAAGCCAACTGATCTGGATCATCATCAGTAAGAGCCTTATCTAAAACTCTAGCAACAACAGCTCTACCTTTATTAGTAAGCATTGAAGCTAGTATCTCTTGATGTCTCTTCTTCTTCTCGTTAGAGAGGATAGCTGTATTTTTTCTAGGAGCCTTTACAATTGCGGTCTGCCCGTTGGCAACCCTAATTTTATTTGTCTCATCAATACTTCTTCTACCTGGTTTGTTTGCCATGCGACGCTTTGTCCTTTATTCGGAGCGGTTATTAAATTAATAGGAGGAAGATATAGTTCCTCCCATAGTATTTTAGTTTTTAACATTAATGTAATTATTATAACAGAAGTTTTGTTCTTTGTCAAGAACTATTTGATATTATTTTATAGAGGATAGTAATTGCTGTTGAGAGTCGAACGCAGTGAGACGACAAGCAAATACACTTATCCCCTCTTCTTATGAATCTAAGTTAGGTTGTTTCACACCTAACGTGTTTCTTATTTATTATAGATAGAGGTCGGTCTTTAAGACCTCTTGTTTTTATTGATTACTAAAGAAACTAGATTATAGCATACTTTTAGTATAAAGTCAAGTGATTTCTTAAACTAATTCTATTTCCCCTCTCGTAAGATTATCGTGATTCACACTATTGTACTCTTCTTATAATCACTATACCCCCCCTATTGATTAATAATCATTGAGGAGGAGGAGTGATTGTGTTGTGTGGTACACTTATCACTTACACACTGTCATCCTAACTACCTACAAAAGCACTACTGTGAGGAGGAGATGTATTACTATAAAAGGCTATCAATTGTAGCTCTAACTATCTGAATCTTAAGCATTAGTTGTCCCAATTGAATTACGTGGAATATGAACACTCGTCATCACTCCTTAGTAGTCGCTCGACATAGTGACTAGAGTACACGAATACTACGTATTACGTGTTATTAAATGACACATTGTTTCAATCAACCGTATCTACATTCTATATAAGTCATTAGAACTTGACACTCCGCTCGCCGCTCGGGCACCCACAATTATTAATTATGCCACATGGTAAAGGGTCTTCGCTGCGCTTCGATCCGCTACGCGGACTAAAGCCCTTGACTCATGTGAATTAATAATTTGAGTGGGTTTCACTCTAATTTAACAGGAGTAATAAAATGAATGATTTAAATACATTTGAAGTAGATCTTAAGTTAATTGTAGAAGAGTTAGAACGTGATGGTTATGTTGACCGCTATGAATCAATTACGATGTGCGATGAATTAAATCAGGCTGATTATCTAGAATGTCTTGAACGTGTAAGAGATGAGATGTATCTAATAGAATGGGATATAGACCACTACATAACAGATGAGGAGTTCTAACATGAGCTTAGTCGACTTCTTACTTGCTGTCCCATTCTTTACAGGAGGTTGTATCTTAGCCTTCTGTATAGTTCTTCTAACAATAATCATTGAGAAGTAAACTATAAGCCTTGATAGTTAAATCTATTGAGGCTTTTTTCTTGTTCATCTTATGAATAAGTTAATGTTCATCTTATAACTATCTCATGTACTCATTAATAATATCTATAATATCTCAATCATTAGTGCCAATCAAC